ATGGGGGTGGGGAAGATGAGCGGCGTGAAGCATACGGCGGGTCCGTGGATGGCGGCTGACGGACCGTCAAGCGTGGTCGGCTGGCCGGTTGTTGGACCAATGGGCCGTAGCATCTGCAACGTGTCGTGGATGCCCAAGAAGGCATACCCCGACGTGTCGGACACCGACTATGCGGCGTTCAATGCGGAGTGCGAGGCCAACGCTCGGCTGATCGCGGCTGCGCCTGAGTTGCTGACAGCGCTGAAGCGGCAGCAAGCTAACATCAGCCGCTGGCTGGAAACCGGTATTCCGGCCGATCCCGAAGAAAGTAAATCCATCTCGGGGCAGATTGATGCCGCCATCGCCAAGGCCGAAGGACGCACCCCATGACCACCTGGCAGGATATCGGGACGGAGGGGCGGCCTGACGACGTTGTCGGCCACAAGACCTTCGATACTGGCGAGATCGACCCGGGAACGAGATTCCCGAAGCTGCGTCATGAACCTCTGACGCGCGCCGAAGCCGATAGGTTTTGGAAGGCCGCCGAAACTGCCAAAGCCAGCCGGGCGGAGCGGATGCCAGACGTAAAGGCGGCGTTGGACGCGATGCACGACGCCTATACGCGGCTCAAGGAACTTGGCTGGCGCGAAGCATCGTATTGTCCGAAGGATGGCACCCACTTTCAGGTTATCGAGGCCGGCAGCACCGGCATTCACGACGCGAACTATACGGGTGAATGGCCGAATGGTTCGTGGTGGGTTTACGACGGCGACGTGTGGCCTTCCCGCCCGATCCTGTTTCGGCTCTATCCGGAGGATCAGAAGAAAGAAGATGAACGCTGGGGCGCCGGTAGAGATCGACTGAAAGCCATGATGGCACGCGGGGAACTTGGCCCCTCCCCGCCCTCCAAGGAGGGGGAGTAGATCATGGCACTATTTCGGACGGAGGATGACGGCAAAGGAAAGTGGCAGAGTTGGTGCGCCACGATGGATTTGCCTAACAGCGGCGATATCTACGCCTATGGAGCGACCGAAGCTGAGGCGCTGCGCAATCTAGTCGACGAAGCCGAAAAGATGGTTCTGCACATCGCCAGCGCGGCTCTCGAAATTCAAACGGCGCTGATGCCGGAACCTGACACCCCCACCGATCCGGGCTAGGATGGAGAGAATGGCCCTGCACTTCGTCCGGTTTCCTGACAACCACGGGCGGCAGTTTCAGAACGCCGTTCGCGTGTTTTGGCCGCCCGACTTCCTGCACCGTTTATGGGACCGCAGAGCGCGGCGTGAGATAGCCGAAGGCGACGTGATAGTGTTTGCCAAGGGCGATCAAGATCAGCCAGTATCGCCGGTGAATGGCAACGACGAGCACTACGAATGAAGCGCAATCCGCTGACAAAAATCACCAACAAGCCTCGCCTAGGCTACGTCGCTGAGCATGGGTCAAGGGATAGGCCGGCCAAGGAGAGGAAGTGATGCTTGGCAAGCTGCTGAACTTCATCCCTCGCCGCACCAAATCCCGCCACGCCGACGACAAGGCCGTCGATGACTTCACGCGGGTGGTGGAGCAGACCGGAATCCTCAAAGGGCCATCCGCTTTCGACGTCGCGATGAATGAAACTCGGCGGGACGACGTGGAATCATGGGCGCGACTGGAGCGCGGCTTGAAGGATGACGGACTTTAGACGCAAAAAAGACCGCGCCCCGATTAAGGAGCGCGGTCAAGTCTAGGGAGGTGCAGGCGTGACCCGGCCTGCCGCGGGAGCGATTATGCTCCTGCTAAACCCGACCATTCCCAGTCGGTTCTATCGATCGGCTTGGAAAGATAATGATCGGGTCGGGCGGCCATATCCTTGGCGAGGCGCATTTGTCCCTTCGCATATCGAAGGCATTCATCCGGCGTCTTCGTCTCTCGTGAATGCAAATGCCACCAGACCGCGATCCACATATAACGATCTGGAACGGGGCAAACCCGCGCCTTCTCTCCGACCGAAATCATCAAGTCTTGGAGAGGACGTGGCTGCACCTTAGATGCTCCTCAATTCTGATTTGAGGACCAGCTTGAAGTTGGCGCCGCCGAGCTGCCAGCCGTACATCCGCGAGGCATACTCAGCGCCCTTGCGAGCGATGATCGCGCGCTCCTTGATGGACTGGCCCGAGAGTTTCTGGACGTAGGGACCAACCTTTTGCTTTTCAGCGGCGCGGGCGAGGCAGTCCGATCCGAACACGCCGCAGAAACCTTCGAGGCGAACACCGACTTTCAATGGCCTGCCACAGTGCGAGCACTCGCATTCCGTCTCAGCGCCGATGATGGTGATTTCTTCGCAGGCCTTGAAGGCGATGGTTGTTGATGTGCTGGCCATGTCTCTTGCTCCCGTAACCGATATCGTTTATATAAGCGATACCGTTTATGGCGTCAATAAGCGATATCGCTTTTGGAGACGATTTTGACAGAAATTCCGATATCGGATACTTCCCGGCGCATGGGGAGACCGCCGCTGGGGATCAAGCCGACGCTAGTTCGTCTCTCGGAAGAGGTCCGGGAGCGGATTCGGGCGCTTGTCGGCGACAGCGGGATGGCTGGATTTATCCGGGAGGCCGTCGAGCGTGAGCTGACCCGCCGGGAGAAAGAGAAGGCTAAGAAGCGCTAGGTTCCGTCCGGCGCGGATCACCTCAGATTTGAGCAAACGAGAATGATTGCGACCGTCAGTGCCATGACCGTCCCGTAGATGCGGGCGTGGGGGAAGTTCATGTTGAGCGCCTTGCGCGGATAGCGTTGGCCTCCGCCAGCACTGCATCTTCGTGCTTGCGTTGACGCTCTGCCTTGATTGCCCTGATCTCGTCAGGACCACGCGGCCGTGATCCGATCCCGAATGAACCATTGCAACCAATGCCCCGACACTTCCCCATCTGGCCTGCGCATGACGTGCATGGACGAGAGTGAACGACAGTCTCGTGCGCGTCATCATCCCAGAGAATGTGCATCAGCCCTCTCCGCCATGGGGATTCACCACCACAAAGCCAGCAAGCGATCGGACATGCAGGCGCGTCTTGCGCCCGCCCGAGTTTGCATCGTAGGCCAGCACCTTCCCTTCCCCGAGAACCTGCCTGATCACGAACACATGGCCGCGTCGTGCAGCCACCATGCCGGGAGCTGGCGCGGCGCGCGGGAAGCGCAGCCAGTTGGCCGCCAGCCAGAGAGAGCGGACGGGACGGCCGAACACCTCGACGGCCGCGCCGCACCCACAGAACGCGCGGCGCGGACAGCCCGCAGGATGGGGCAGGATCGCCGTCCCGTGGCGCAGGAACGACTTCTGCGTCTCCGGCGGATACATCGGGCCGCCGAAATCCGCGCGACTGAATCGCGCCGCACGGGCAATGCGGACCCTGTCCCTCGCGCTGCCGGCTGCGGCCGGCGCATCGCATGGCATGGTGACATTGCAGTCCGGATGCAGCCCGGCCGACCATCCGGGAACGGATACCAGGCCGGACACAAGCAAAAGCGTGAACAGCGCGGCCACGGCCAAGCCGAGCCCCGCCGCGATGGCGCGGATCATTTGAACCTCATGATTTGTTGACGGGATTAATCCTGTGGCTCTAGCCACAACAGCCACCACGCCATCCACAGATCAAATGGCGTTAACGGCAATACCGGCATGTCAGCCCGCCTTGAACCAAGCGAGGAATTTGCCGATAGATTCGGCGAACATGACGACGCCGGACACGATGCCGAGCACGCCGATAATGACCCACTTGATGAAGGTGCCGACCGTCTTGATGGAGCCGACCAATCGGATTCCATCGTTGAGGGTGTCCACCTCATCCTCGCGCAAATTGCTCAGAAAGAGCTTGGTCTTTTCGGGGAGGTCGTCGAACTTTTTGATGTCGCTCATTTCGCCGCGCCCCACCCGCACAGCGCCTTCCCAGCAGCGTTGTTTTCCTTCACCTGCGCAACGGTCGCCGGCGTGTCGGCCTTCGACCAGTACACCGGCTTGAACGAGGCGCAGGCCACCAGCGCCGGGTCAATCGCGCCGGAACCCGTCGTCTGACAGGACGCCAGATGGATCGCGAGCAAGATCAGCCCGCACAAGGTCACGGGCCGCAGTAGCCCGCGCGATGGCATCGTTCGCATCTGTGAGTCCTTTCGCGATGGCTTGCGCCGTCCCGGCGTCCATCCACTTCCGGCTGACCGCGTAATCCGCGATCAGCCGAATGATGGACAGCAGCGCCGAGACAACGCCGATGATGGCCGATGCCGTCATTTAGGCGGCCGTTCGCTTGCGGTCCCATGCGAACCACCAGCCAACCGAACCGAGCGACAGCAGGCCGCCGATCAGCGTGGTGCTCATTTCCTCGGTGAGGTAGCCCTTGCCGATCAGCACGCCGCCGGCCGCGTTCAGCACGATGCGCAGCACCTGCTGGATGGAATCCCAGGTCATGTAATTCTCCGATGATGTGAGGAATGTTGCTTAAGCCGTGATGTGCTTGACAGCCCACATAACGGCTTCTTCGATCTTGATCTTGGCAATCGAGACTTCACGACTGTTCCCAATTCCAGAGATCAATTCGTGAAACTCCAATCCCTTGTCCTTGATTGCCGACATGGTTGCTTTCTCGGCGTCGGTCAGGACGCGATAGGCATGACGCATCGTATTGTTCACGGTCCTTTCGTCGGACGTGCTTTGCACAGAAGTCATTTTGACTCTCCTGTTTTGGGTTTGCCGGGTGACCGCCCGGCGCGGTTTACGCTTCGTTGGTCGAGAGCTTGCCGCTCGAGGCCAGCATCACCTTGCGGACGTTGTCGGGCTTGACGTTGTAGGCCGGCCGGCGCGCGCGATAGAGCCGCGCCTTGGCGATGCGCGTGATGCACACGCTGTCAGATTGATTGCCGCCGAGGACGTGATAGGCGGTTGCGTCCTCGCCGACATAGAGCGCGACATGGCCGCCGCCGCTGCGCTTGAAGGTCAGTACATCGCCCAGCATCGGCTTGGGCGCGGGCTTGCCGAAATCCGCCCACGACAGCGCCCACAGCGGGCTCTTGACCACCGGCTTGCCCGCGCGCTGCGCCACCACGGCCATGAACAGGCCGCACCACGGGATGGAGTCGTGGTTGTAATCCCTGCTGAGTCCCGTCTCGCGCGCCCACGCGAGGATGACGGGATTGTCCTTCGCGCCCGGCGCCTCAACCGTGCCGTAAAGCGCGAGCGCTTCCTTGAGCATCTTCGGCCCCGGCTCTTTGTTGAGCCAGGCATAACGAGCGGGCAGCGCCGAGCGCGCCGCCGGAAGGGCTGCGGGGGACATGGGATTCTCCAGTTTGAAAAGATCAGTCGGGACGGACCGGCCGCACCTACTCCGGCGCTAGAATCTCGGCAGGATCGCCGCCGGCAGCAACGACAAAGGCAATGGCGTCCTGATCATCAGCCGGAACGCCGCCGACGCCGGCGAGCGTGTAAAATCTCGCTTTAAGAACGGCATTTTGCGGAGCTTCAAGCACCGCAAGAGCCTGCTGCGAAAGCCCGGCCGCCTCTAGCCGCCGAACGATCCGATACGGCGAAACCGAGTGATAGGGCGGCACGTTCGCCGCGCGAAGTACCTCGATCAGTTCGTCCATCGACGCGATGCGCGTCGCACCTTCGGGTGCCTGATCGATTGGTACGTAGCCCTGAGCGCGGCTCGAATAGGCCTGAGCCGCATCACCGCCAATGATCCAGTGCCAGTCTTTCGGATCATAGCTCACAGATATTGCCCTCCCGTCGCGGTCGCACCGCTGACGCTGCCCGGAAAATATGTGGAGCCGCCGCCTGCGGTGAAGACAACGCCATTTCCGCTGACGTCGTAGCGTTTTCCCGTCGCCGATCCGGAGATCGTCATACTGAAGGCATCGACGAGCGCGGCGCGCTCCGCCCAAGCGAACGCGCCTGAGAATGCCGGCGTTCCCGTGATCGTGATGCCGTAATTCGACGTTCTGATCACGCCGCCCGATGCCCGCATGTGACACTCGCCGCCCCCCACGATCGCATAATTTGCGACCGCGAAAATCTTTCCCAGGCTCTGCGTGAACATATGGCGTTGCGCGCATGTCCCGAACCTGATGTTGCCGAACTCGATATGGCCGGACGTCAACGTCGCGAGACAACTGCCTGACGTGGCGGTTCGCAATTCCATGTCCTTGACGGTGACAATGCCTCCGGACTCTGCCGCGAAAGCATCGCTGGACGTCACCGAGACGATGACGTTGCCTGGCGTTCCGGAATTTCCCTTGATGACAAATTTCGATGCCGCGGTGATGCCGACGCCGGTACCGATCCGTCCTCCGGCGCTGTAAGTTCCGTCAGCCACCTGAACTGTGACGGTGTACCCGTAGAAATCGAGCGTTCCGAGCGCGACATCGACAGCCTTCTGGATGGTGGCGAACGCCCCGCCGGACGTATTGGCGAGGCCGGTATTGCCGTCGCTTCCGTCGGTGCGCACGTAGTAGGTGCGGTCTGCGGTGAGAAGTTCCCTTGTTGTCCTATCAACGTAAGAAGTAGTCGCCAGCCTCGTCGAATTGTCACGACTCGATTGAGTAGTCGCAGTGAATGACGACGCCGCCGATCCAAGTAACGACGTAACGGTTTTATTGGTCAACGTTTGCGTGTCGCTGGTGCCAACAAAATTACCTGATGGAGTAGCCTTTCCACCCTTGATCAGCTTTCCCGTCGTGCCATCAAACTGCACGACATGACCGTCCGTTGCGCTCGCGGGACCGACAACATTGGCGCCGGCAGCAATGCCTGCAAGCTTTGATGCTTCCGCCGAAGTGTAGCCCTGATATCCAGCCGACCACGTGAACGTCAAGGTGCCGCTCGCGGTGATCGGGCCGCCAGAAACACTCAGCCCGGTCGGAACGGTTGCATCGACCGACGTGACAGTCCCGGAGCCGCTGGCCGTCGAGTTGATAATCGGATTGGCGGGATCAGTCGCGTCGATAGTGATGTTTGAGCCGGCGACCAAGGATTGGACAACACCGTCTGCACCCGCCGCCCCATCGGCACCGGGGGCCCCATCAGCACCGGGCGCACCGGGGGCGCCATCCGACCCAGGTTCGCCCTTATCCCCCTTCGGCAATATGAGGTTAAGCGTCTGATTTGGTGCCGTACCGGTAATGGTCGCATCAGCAGATGCGCCGTCCGTTACCGTGCCGATAGAGAGTGTGTTCGCGGGACCAGCTGGACCTTCCGGGCCTTGCGCGCCGGTGTCACCAATCGGTCCATTCGGGCCGACATCACCCTTTGGACCAACCGGTCCAGTTTCGCCCTTGTCCCCGCGCGGTATCGTGAATCTCAGCCGAGCATTCCCAGGGGTCCCAACGTTATCGACGCTCGCATTCGATCCTGCCGCACCTGTCGTGACTGAATCCACTGACACCTGAGCCGGGATTTGCAACAGCGCCTTCACCTGGACAACAGGTTTTGGCAGCAGCTTAATCTTCACGCTCATATGCGGGCCACCCCGTCAATGATGACCAGTTGTCCGGTGAACAGAGATACTGTTGCTCCGTTCATCTGATATACGGCGCCCATGTTATAGGAGCCTGGGCACAGCCCATTCATGACAGTGGCGGGGAATAGCCACTCGATTACTCCGGCGTCGGGCAACGTCACGCGACCGTCAGCAACTGAGCCCTCAAGCTTTCGGCAGCCATTCGCGTCTTTCACCTCGATCTCAATGGTGGCACCGGTGAAATCGATAGGCGCGCCACTGTCAGCATCCGTGACATGGATTTGCATGTTCCAGTCAGCGTTGTTCGTGGCCGTGTCGTTGATTATGATGCCCATTATGCGACCCCTGTGCTGGCGAAGTCGCCATGAAGTATTTTCCGCATCTCGTGCGCGTGGCTGACTGCTTGGCCAAAACAATCAAAATGCGTGATGTAGTGCTCGCCTTGGTTATGGCCGATATCTACTCGCCAAACTTTTTTACCAGCCCAATTTTTGATGCGAAAAACGCCCTTAACTCCCGATTTATTTCGAGAGCTAAGACGCCGATTTTGATTGTTCTGAGCGGAAGTCGCGATACGAAGATTACAAATGCGGTTGTCGGAGCCGTTACCGTTGACGTGATCAACTTCAACTGCTGGATATTTTCCGGAATGAAGTGCCCATGCGATCCGATGGACGCCAGTCATTTTTCCATCAACGCTTACTTGCATATGACCCGTGCTGAAAACCGTGCCGCACGGTTGCCCGGCGCGATGTGTTGTGCGCCGAGTCAATATTCCCGTGATGGGATCATAAGAAAACAACTCGCGAAGCCGCGATACATCCAAGTATCTGATTTTTCTCATGATTTTCTACAGTTTTATGTAGATGGTTATCAGGATGGTGGGCTGCGCTACTTTGAACGCTGCCCCGTCTCCAGTCTGCGCAGTGCTGTTCTGCGTCCCGGTTCCCCCTGCGCCACTCCAAATCGTGACGCCGGTTGTAGCGGACTGCGTTTGAACCGTAGACTTATCGTAGATTCCGAGTTTGACCGTCGAGCCGGCCAAGTTTATCGCCTGTGTTCTGTTGTCGGGCCAGTTTGAGAAGTCATGAGTGTGGCCGGGATCATTGAGATACACGCCATGCGCATGCGCCGGGATATTGGTTGCATCAAGCGTCACCGTCCCCGCGAGAATGGAGCCGAGCGTGACGCCGTTCCCTTTCGAAAAAGACAACCCTGAGAATAGTCCGGCATCGCTATTGCCCATGTCACCAAGGCCGGCGAGACCCCTGTTGCGCGCATCAGGCAGCGTCAACGTCTTGTTCGCGAGCCAGTCCGCGACCGCCGACGCCCCGCGACCACCGGAAACCGTCAAGCTTGTGTCCGCGCCCCATAGATATTGAAACAGCGGGCCGCAGTCGATGTTTGCGCGCTCGTTCGCGCCGGACACCGAGGAGCCAATCGTGCGGCCATTAAGCCGGACAAAACCGGCAAGCGCGCCTGTCCCGTACCTCGCCTTGATGTCTCCGGTTGCCATCACGGTCGTAGCGTCAACACCGCCGCCGCCACCGCCGCCACCGCTTGAAGGCCCGATTACCAGCAGGTTGTCTTGCACAATCTGATCGACGCCATTCTTGTCCGTGAGCCTGATTTTAATCTGCCCGTCGGCAAGATAGAACGCCGGCACGCGGCCGGCCGCGTCAAGAATGATCGGGTTCGGATGGACAATCGAAAGCCCGTAATCCTTGAATGCGTTTTGCGGCGTTGCCGTCGTGCCAGCCTGAATTGTGTACAGCAGGCCACCGGACAGCGGCTTGCCGTATTCATCGAACTGTTGCGACAGAGACAGGCTTATACTTCCGGCCATTCTTAGCCCTCAAAAGAAAAGGGCCGCAGATGCGGCCCATTGGAAATGTTAAATCTCGTATTGCGCCAAAGAAGATGCCATAATTGCCTTATGACCGATCCTCTTGAGCGGGATAGTTGCCAACGGGAATCGCGGCGATATCTCCCGCGCGCCACGATGCTGGTTTATTTCGTCGCCGTGATGCTATTGGGCTGGTGGCCGTGGAACGTCTGGCTGGTTATCGGCCCTGCCTACGCCTGCTGCCTGAAAGGCGCCGATCCCAGATGATTGTTCGCCGCCAATGCGCGCAAGCCCCTTATCTGCCGACCGTAGCGCATTGAACATATTCTGATTGCGAGCGACAACGCGGATTCCCTGCAACATCTTCGCATGATCATTTGATACGAGAAGTTCCGCGACCTTGCGTGATACGTTCTCATTGATTTTGCTCTTGCCACGCGCAGCACCATAGACAAGCGCGGCATTCATAATCGCGGATTTATTAGGATTAAAAACATCCCAGCCCGTACCGATGCCATATGTGCCACCGGCTAACCCGAGTTCTACCAGTTGACGCGCCGTTGTCGAGTTATCTTGAACCGCCCTACGCGCTAGGTCCATAATTCCCTCCACTCGAAGCCCGGCCTCCAATTCAGCGGCCTTATCCCGGCCGAGTGCGATATTGAGCTTTTCCCGAGCGGCTGGCGAGTCCGCGATCTTGTTCAAAATGGATCGACGGTCACCAATCTTGTTAAGGCTATCAACGAACTCAGAAACAAATCCATCCTGAAATAGCTGGCGTTCTGTCGGTGTCATGCGGGTCATTGCGCGCCGCACATCATCATTCGGAACGTGCTTGGTAAGATATTTCCTGCCCGCTTCAAGCGCGTCCTGAGCGTCAAACATCTGCGCCGCGCCTGCGCGGGCTTTCGCATAGCTCGGCACGGCCTGATCGAGCTTGCCGACAAGAACATTTTTTATCTCTGTTAACGTTCCTACATCCTCGTTCTTACCTGCGCGCTTGGCGACGTTGATTTCCTGATCTATCTGGCGTTTTACCAAATCCCAGAACTCAAGCGTCGGCTTGCCGCTATTCATCCAGCGGGAGAGTGTGGATTCATCCAGCTTCCCTCCGGCTGATTTGTTCTGCGCCTGCTTGAGGGCAGCGCTAACAGCATCCTTCATGACCGGAGCTTGAGACAGTTCGTATAGTTCGGCGTCCCAGATGCCCGCGCGGCCTTCCGCGCGGGCCAATGCATATGCCGGTCCGTTCAAGTCCTTCGCCGCTTCAGTTATAGCTTTCGACTGAGCCGCCGCATCAGGATAATGGAATGTATCGCGCAACCATCCCGTTACACGCTCGTTCTGGCCCTCAAAACGATTATTAATTGATTGGTTTAAAGATGCCCTACCTTCCGGAGATGTATTCGCGGCTGATCTTGCTAGGGCGCGAGTAGTCTCGCCTCCCATATCCATAATTGTCGCCGGGCCGCCATTCTGAATGTTGGCCGCAAATTCCTGTGACGTAAGCCGCGATGCCGCCGTTGGATCAGCATGAATATCACGCTCGATTGCCATGGCGACGCGGCGTGCAGCCTCATCATCGGCATTTCTAATGCCACGGATGGCATTCGCAACCGGACCTGAAATGCTGCGAGCGCCACGAATGACACCTTCCACCGCAGCGGGAGCGATCCCGCCAAGTACACTGCCGAATCCTGCGCCAGTTACACCACGGGATAGGCTATCGGCGACGCCCTGTCCTTCGCCCACGCCGGATGCCGCGCCTAACCCGGCCCCGACGGCTGCGCCTGTCGCCATCCTGGATGGTAGCGTTGCGGCTTTGGAGGCCGCACCGAGCGGGAGAACAACAGCACCGGCGACATTTCCTAATGTTGAGGCAATCGGATGCTGATCTTCCGCGTCTTTGTTTAAGCCACGATCGCGGGAAACTGCGTCATCGTATCGCTTCTTTGCATCCTGATCTCCCGACCAATATTTTAGCGATCCGCTGAGAAGCGCGCCAAGGCTGGCCGGTTCATTAGGATTTGTCCCGCCCGCCTCTACAAGCCCGCGCAACTCATCGCTGAAATTCGCCGTCAATCCCTGCGCTACACCGCGCGCGGCGGCATCGACAACGCCGCGATCCGCTTTTGTCATATCCATTGTGACGCGCGTCGGCGCGGCCTGCCCCTGCGACGACTGCACCGGATTTGCAAATCCGGTATCACCCTTGGCAAAAGGCGCAGCATCCCACCAGTTTCCGGCAGCCGCAGGCGTCTTTGACGGCTCTGCCAGCGGCGCGGATTCCCACCATTCAGCCATCAGGGCTTAATCCTTTGCGTGCCATCCGGCGCAGTGAAAACCGATCCGGACGGGAGTGATTCATACTGCTGCTGCGTGATACCCTGCGACTGCTGGATAGGTGCTCTCGTCATGCCGCCTTGTGGCTTATAAAACTGCCCTCCCCGCATCTCAGATGCGCGCTGTTCATTAAACTTCAGACGATTTTGAGCCATTCCGATTGCGCGATCATAAATCCTCTGTCGGACATTATCAGGCATCGACGACGATCCCTGAATTTCGAGCATGATCTTCCGCTCACCCTCAGTCGGATTCCCACCAAAGATAGACTTGAGCTGCGTGAGAGCGTTAGACGTGATGGTATTATCAAGCTCAACGGTATCTACCGAAGCCTGATTTCCAAGCAACGCGCCAAGCGATGCCACGTTGCCCGCGCCCTTAAATCCGAGCGCTTTAGGAGAAAGCTCCTTGGCCTTTGATAGCGCGTCAATTGCGGACTTTGCCGTCATCACGGCTTCGTCAGCTTCTAGGATGGCTTTCTTGTCGGTCGCGGTCAGCGGGGCCTGATCTTCACGCGGCATCTTATTGGTGAGAACGAAGCTGTTATAGGCAGGATGCTCCGGTGTTAGTCCTAGACTTGCTGCCGCCGCCTTGCGCTGCTCAACTTGGTTTTGAATTGTGGTGTTGCTCTCTGGAAGCTTGCCATTTAGGATGAACGCCCTTCCCTCTGGCGAATTACGATCAAGCCCATAAGCCTGCGCTTGCTGCGCCCTCTCCTCAATTGGATCATAATTCCATTCGCGATCCGCGTTAGCTTTCGCTTGCGCCGCCGCCTGCGCCTGCAACCCGTAAGACCTATCTGCATTGCGCTGCGCGCGTTCCGATTCCTCGCGCCTCCAAGCGTCATTCTTCTGTGTGTTGGCCTGCTGGATGCCAAGATTCGCCAGCGTCATCCCGGTTGACGGATCAATGCCATATGCCTGCGTGGCGAGCGCCTGCAACGATTGCGGGTTATTAAAATCGGCTTGCGACATGATATCGCCAAGCGCGGCCTGCTTGCGCTGCGTCTGGATCGTCTTCCCAAGATCAGCCAGCGGCGTCCAATCCAACGTCTGCGGCTGCGCGTAACCGGGGATATTGAGCGGTGCAATCGCCATGGTTAGAACGCCTTCTTGAAGCCAGCGCCAAACCCGCCGACACCGCCAGCGGTCAGGCCGAGCTGTGCGAGCGACAGGGCGCCGCCGAGCAGGTTCTTCGCGCCGGCAGCCTCGCCGGCAGCTTGCTGATTGTTGGCGCTTGCGTTGCCGGACGTGTAATTGCCGTAAAGCCCGATCCGGTTTGCCGCATCACTCTGCGAAAGGTCTGACAGCGCGCCATACGCACCGGCCTGCCCCTGCGCCGTTCCGCTCGTAGCCGAAAGCGCGTTCTGGTTCACGCCAGCAAGGTTTTGTAGCCAGTTACCGTAATCCTGACTGGCGAGGCCCTGCCCGAACTTGAGGGCGTCAATATCGGCATTCCCGCTGTTCAACATGCCGCCCGTGGCGCGGCGGCGGTTGATCGCATCAAGGCCCTGATCGAGCGAGAACTGATAACCGGGAGACGACGTGAAAGCGTCCTGCGCGGCCTGCGTCCCCGCCGGCCCGTTCACGCCAAGCGCATTCAAGTAAAGGTCCGTACCTTGCCGATACTGGCCGGCCAAATCTGACAGCGGCGTATAAGCGCCAAGCGCGCTGTTCAGATAGCCTTGGCTGTTGCCATAAGCCTTATCGAGAGCGCCGGTACCCTTGTTCAGGTAGTCGGAATAGAGCGCACGGTTTTTGTCCGCTGCTTCTTTCTCCGCACCTCCTCCAAAGAGTGTCGATAGGAATGATGCCATCGCTGTTTGTCCTATTGAAAACGATACCGAATGATCACGACGCCGGAACCACCGGCACCGCCGGGCAGATAAGTGACACCGGATGGGCCACCACCGCCGCCGCCGCCGCCGCCGGTGTTTGCGACGCCCGCACCGGCCCCCGCAACGCCGACCGACCCGCCGCCGCCAGCGCTCGCTCCACCAGCGCCGCCGCGCGTTCCGCTCGCATAGGCCGCTCCACCGCCGCCGGCCGCGTAGTTGACCGATGTGCCCGTGATTGAATTATTGATGCCCGTGCCGCCGGTGCCGCCGGTGCCCGACGATCCATTCCCGCCGGCCCCCCCAGCACCGCCGCCGCCGCCCTGCCCGCTGCCGGACGCGGTGCCGCCCGCGTGTCCCTGCCCGGATGTTCCAGTGCCGCCAGAACCGCTAGCGATGGCCCCCCCGCCACTGCCGCCCGACTTTCCGGTCGTTGTCCCGCCGCCAGCACCGCCACCGCCGCCTGCGGCCGTCAGTCCGTTGAACGATGAATCCCCGCCCGCATTTCCCGGCGTGCCCCCCATCGCGGAGGCGGATGTACCGCCAGCACCGACAACAATTGAATAGGTGGTGACTGAAACGGATGCCGTCCCAGACAGAAGGCCGCCGCCACCGCCGCCAGCCCCGCCCGCGTTACTACCGCTGCCGGTGTAGGCCCCGCCGCCTCCCGATCCGCCACCGCCGACAATCAGAAACTCAACGGTCGCGCTGGCCGGCGCATCCGTGATGACGAACGACCCGCTACCGGTGAAAGTGTGGATCTTGTATTTGCCATCGATCGTGACCGTTCCGCCGGTCGCGGTGATGAACTTCCTGACCTGCGATGCAGTGCCAAAGCTGAAATGCGTCATGCGTCAAGAGCGCCGAACAGAACCCACTCGTCCGTGCCAATCTTGAGCAACGTCGCGGCCCCGTACCGCGCTGCAATCGCCTTGTTGGAATCGACGGACCGGATCGTGACGCCAGAACCCTGCGCGAAGGTCACCTTTCCCGCGCCGAGCTGGATAGCGTCTATTTGAGTGCCAATATCAAACGCGACCGCCGAGTTCGGCGGAACGGTCACCGTGACAGCCGATGAATTATCGAACGTGCAGACATTACCGGAATCGGTAAGCCCGAACGTGTAGGACGTTCCGGTTTGGGCGTTGACGTCCCGCAGGATGTTCGACTTCGTATCCGGCTGGATCGTCTTGACGAAGTCGTAGAGCTTCTTCAGGCCGTAGAAATATCCATACCAAGCCGGATTTACCTGCGATTGTCCGACGTCGATACCAACATTCTGGCCCGGCATTTCCGGGATCGAAGGCGCTATCGTCACCGCAGTTTATCCGCCTGCATATCGGCTCCCATAAAGCCGAAGTTCACGTTGCTGGATTCGTCAAACCGCCAGCGGACGCCCTGCGGATCGTCGCATGTTCCCCATAGCGCGGCGCGGACCCTGCCGGACGATAGCGCCTGCCTCCCGACATTGATCGATCGTGATGGCGACCACGTATTCCCGCCGTCCTTCGAGATGGCGACTTCAATGTCGGGATTTGTCTGTGTCGGATCGTCTCCCGGCGCGATGCCGACACCCTTCGTCAGATAAAGCTCAATCCCGTTGATCCTGATCGGGCTGGGGAAAGCGCCGAACGGTCCCGTTTCAATGCGTATCCGCAGCGGGTTTCCGGTTTCGTCCTGCGTCGGTCCGTCAATCTCAAGAATGCGGCCCGACAGCTTGTCGCCACAAAGCCACTTGTCGAACGCCTTGAACGGATAAAGCCCGCGCCAGTCGCTGCGCAGATAGCTTTGCCGCTCGTGCCATGTCTGTAGCTTCGTATCAAATTCCCAGCACCACCCAGAGCCGGAAACCGTCACAAAGCCACGGCCGCGTGAGACATAGACCGAAACGACGATCGATGACTTGTTTGTTTCGGCGGCAATCGCGTCGTCAACGTCAGGCGACGATATCGTCACCCACTGATAGCCGTCGAGCCGCGATACCGTAAAATCGTCCGTGACCGCGAACAGGCCCTTGCCAAAGCCATCCTCCGCGCCAGCGATGGCATAAGGACCGACGATGCCACGGTTGATCGTGGCAATATAGGAAAAGATAAACCCGGTATCGTTGACGCCGCCCCACACCTCGCAGGACGCCGAACCGCATAGCAACAATTGACCGTTGCCGAGCGGGACCGGACAGTAAAGCATGTCAGGCTTGCTCTCAGCGGATGCGTTATTCAGCGCATTGATGTTCAGCGAATTGGAATCGGAACTGATGACCTTGGCGTCGCCATAGGTGAAGATGAAAAAGCTTTTCAGGTTTGTGACGGCATTCGGCTGTCCAACGTCAATGTCTGGATAGCTCACCACCGCTCCGGCCGAAACAGAAACCGCGCCGTCACCTGGCGACACGATTACGATATGAGGCGTCGTCGCATTATCCCGCGCCATAAAGACGGGCACGGTCCCCGGAACGGTGCCGGTCAATTCCGTCGCGGTGCCGCTTGACGAAAACGTCCAGCACTTCGTCCCGAATACCGCATAGACAAGGTTGCCGACTTCAAGCGCGCCGCGAAACACCGTGCCCGTGCTTTCGGCAAATGCCTTCAATCCCGGTACACGCCAGTATGCCAGCTTCTGGCCGGCCGTTTCCGCAAGCTTGTCCGGGTAGCAGTTAATCAGCCGTCCACCGGATGCCTGCGGATGTCGTCCGGGAGCGGAAATGATCGGAAACGGGATCGCCGTCATCAGCGCCCGCCGTAGTAATTGCGCCGGTATGGTCCGAACGCCGGATCAATCCGCAGTGTGTTGCGCGTGCGACTCGGGGCAACAAGATAGCGCAGCCGATCTTCCAGCACCTCTATCGACGCCGGGTCAACCTTCGACTGACTGAATTTTGCCGCTGATAACGCCGCAACTATGTCAGCAACAGCGTTAAACAACCTGTCTGGAATATCGTCCCTGTCCAGGTAAACGATATCTCCGACCGTCGCGAGAGCATTGTCCACCTGATTGCTGATGGTCTGATATTCAACATCACCAAGTGCCTCGCCGACAACGTGCCGGCCAAGGATACCAGCCGCCTCATAGATTAGATCATCTGCGGTTTTTGACATAGCGCGCCCTCATAGATAGGCAGCGGCCCGTAGGCCGCCGCCGTTGGCAACATGATGATCAGGCTGAGCCATTGATGCGCGTGGCAAGACGCGGATCGATGGCAGTACCACCGAACAGGATATCCAGACGCCACTTGGATACGTCGTTCGTGCCATCATAGACCGGGATGACGCGGACGCTGGTCCCCTTGTAGGACTGGCGAGACACGTCAACCGCGCCCGGCGGCTTGACAAGCGGGACCATCACCAGAGCGAAGGCGTTCTTGTGGAACACCAGGTTCTGACGATCCTGGGCGCCCGCTGCCGAGAACCAGGTTACCACCTTGTCATTTAGATCGGTGACGCCCGACGTAACCGCCACGTTCTGGAATGCACCGGTCCAGATCAGGGCCGGATACACGACGACATCCGCGTCGCCAGTCGTCACCGCGTCAGAGGAAACATCCGACACGACAACGAACTGTTTCAGGAACGGGAGCGGCGCTTTGGTCACCGGATTGACGGCGTACACGTCGGCGATGGTGAACACGTCACCCTTCTTGACGGTCTTGGTCGTGCCGAGACCATCCATATGAATGGTCTGAGTCATCGTATCCTTGACGGTCGCATAGCTGACAGTCGACGTCGTCAGCGACTGGTCAACCGCGCCGTTGGTGCGAGTGCCAGCGGTATGCGTCAACACGTTCTGAGACATCAGAGTGTCAACGCCGCCGATCTCGCCAAGCGATCCCTTGCGATAAGCGCCCTTCGCAGCATCCTGAATGTAGAGACTGGTCTGGGAGCCTAGCAAAGCCCAATGATCCGACGGAGACAGGATGGCAGAACGGGTGTCCTGCGGGACGGCCAATTCGTCAAGACGCTCCGGAGCCTTGGCGAAGTCGGCATAAGAACCGATTTTCTTCGTCGAGGTGCCGACCCAGTTCGGAACGCTGGCATACATTCCCGACAGGAACGTATCGACAGAGTTCGCAAGCTGGATCATTGCAGGCTTGATGACACGCTCGCCAAGTTCACCGATATTGAGGGTCAGGTCCTGCGAGGTGAACTCAAAGTCCACGCCGCGGCGCTGATTGACGGTCAGCGCAACCTTGCCCTCGGTCACATCCTGCGTCGCCATGGTGGCGTTGGTGCGAACCGTGAAGTCAGTCGGGCGGCGAATCGAAATGGTTTCACCCACTTCGTAGCCGTTGACCTTCTTGGAGAACTCGTTTTCGTATCCGCGATAAACCTGCTTCGCGAACACAAGGTTGTTGTCGAGATGCATCAACGCCTCTTTGGCGATGATATCGGCGGTCAGAGTGGTATTGGTAGCCATGTTTTAAGGTCCTTCTGGCGGGGCGCATCACTGCGTGCCGCTCTGGGCTGCGCGTCATCACGACGGGCAAGCTGGTTTGGATCGGCCCCTAGCCGCTCCAACCTGAAGTTCGCTTTGCGATGTAATCTTCCATCGACAACTTCGACGGATCGAATGCAGGCGCTGCGCCACCCTTCAAAGGCTGGATCGGAGACGGAGCATTGGTTTTGCGATTTGACGCGGGCATCCGAACAGCGCCTTCAAGCCGGCCGATCTCGCGAGCCAGCTCCTTTCCGGTCATTCCGTTCAGTGCCTGCAACTTGTCAGGGTTTTTGGCGAGGTAGTACGAAAGCAAAGCGCTCTTGTCGGACGCGATAATCTCACGACCTACTTCCGGATTAACCGGCGTTCGCGATGACGCCAAAATCTGGTCATAGTCAGTGATGCTATCTCGCGCTTCCTCGACGCGCTCCTCATGAGCAACAACAGCATCTCGCCATGTGTCGTTTCGCTGTGCTTCCGACCGGCGCTGATCCGCCAGCGAATTTTCCTCACGGATAATCTTCCGCGTGTTGTAGGCGTTGATTGCCCGCTCATAGGCGAAGATATCGCCGTTAAAATCGGCTTCCTGCGGCTCTCTATCCGCTCCCGCCTGACTTTCCTTCTGCGCGCGCTCAATCTGCTCAAGGCGCTCCATCAGCGCGGCATTCTCGCGCCGCAATACCTCATTGCGAAGTTTCTCGCGGCGAGAACCGGATAGCTTCTTTGGCTTGTCATCATCGGCACCGGCATCATCACCGGCATTGTCGCCAGCGCTTTCCGCCTTTTCCGATTCCGTATCGTCAGGCTTGATTTCAACCCCCGTCGAGGTTTCTTCCGCCTGATCGAGATTCACGATTTCATCGCCCGGCGATGCCGCCAGCGTGGTTTCGTCAGCCATTGGTTTTTCCATAAAAAAGCCGCCCGAAGGCGGTGCTCTCATCGCGTCCGGCGCATCATGCGCCAGCCATCGGATGACCTATTCGGCAGGCTCTAACTCGCGTTCCTGCTCCTGCACATGACGCTCAGCGTCGTGATACATCTGTGTTTCGTGACGCTCGCGCGAATGCATAACGCCAGCCCGCTTTGCATCAAGCTCGACCATCTTGATTTCAAGCTCGACCGCAGCCATGCGCTGCTTTTGCTCAAGTTCGATCTTCTTTGCCTGATATTCAAGTTCAGCCATGCGCGCATCGTTCTCGGCCCTCGCTATCTCGGCATGAGCCTTGATCGCGGCGGACTGATCGGCGATGCCGGGGTTTTGAACCTCCTGCGCCTTGGCGGCTATATTGACCTTCTTCTGCTGGTTATCCAGCTCCTTGCCTTCAAGCTCAATCATGACGGCGCGCTGCTTGATCTGGGCTTCCTGCGCGGCCTGCTGTTCTTCCGGCGTCGGCGGCTCCGGATTCGCGCCCGTCTCCTGCTGGCGCTGTTTCAACTGCGCCTTGATCGCAGGCGGCAACAGCGTTTCGAGACGTTCGCCAATTTCCTCTGCGTCCGGCCAATCCTGCATCTTGGCGTAGATATCTCCGAGCACAGGTGCGGCGGCGGGATACGCTTGCAGGAATGCGGTAATCCCGTCGCTCGCCTCTTGCCTGCGCGTGGCGTAGCTCGGACCGGCAACCATCACGACGTCATACGACCCTGCCGTCACATCGTTTTCGACAATCTCGCTGCCATCTTTCAGCGTAGGCTTGTTAATGTCCGTTGTTTCCTGCTTCCCGTCGAAGCCGACAATCCGGACGGTGCGCCGCGAATCGTAGATGTGCGGAATGAGATCAACGATAATCTGGCCGGTGCGCTGGATGCCGAGCGAGAAGTTTGCGTGATAGACAAACGTTCCGGTATCAGCCTGAGATTCACGGCGGCGAATGGCAATGCCGCTGGTCTCGTTCGATTTCGCACCGAGTGATGCATCATAGATGCCGATCACTGCGCGGATGCTGTCAGAAGCCTGCTGTCGCCCTAGCTGAATGGCCTGCGAGGCAACGGGAGGCTGCACGCGCTGCGGACCGCTGGGCGCGGCCCCATCCGGCGTGTATTCTAGGAATGGATGGTTCTCGGTATTCGCCGTCTCCCAGATATCGTAGTTCTTCTCGAACATCTTGCGCGTGCCGATCCACGGCGCTTTCGGCTGCAACGCGATCACCTCTGTTTCCGCCGAGGCGTAATAGTTTAACATGCGCTGCGGTTCTTTGGCGTACCTAACCATGCCATGGCGATAGGTGTTGCGCCCGATGCAAACCTCCTCGCCCAAGATCGGCACAATCGGGATATGCAGTCCCGGCCACTCGTTCTCTTCCAAGACCTCCGCGCAGGTGATCTTGTATTGAACAACCTTGAAGCTATCGCGCCACTCCGCGCGGCCACCCATCTGTTGAACCTGCGCAATATAAGCTTCAATAGCTTCTTTCGGCTGGTCCTTGACGGTATCCGTCAGGTCGCTGACAGCGCCGTCCGGGGCCATCACTAGCAGCCGCTTGACCGGCCTCTTGACCCAGTATTCCGCTACGCGGATAAAATCGTCGCCGTGCCAGTCATAGAATGGCTGGCCTTCTTTGATCTCAAAACCCTCATATCGCGCGTTCTGCCACTGCTGCTTGAACTTTTCGCGGGACATATCGACCGGCACAAAGACGTGCATGGCATCTTCGCGTGTCGGCAGGATAGCATCAGCATCCCAGATAACCGCTACGCCATCGCTGATTGATGCAATTCTGATCTCCTGATTGAACGTCGTCGAACTCGCGTATTCCGTGGTGACGCGCCAATGGCCGACCCCGCATGTCACCTGACTGTCGGCGGCCTGCGTGTAGACGCTTTGCGCGTAAGACCTGTTCTCAATGTAGCGGACCATGCCAGCCAGAACGTCGGCGGTCTTTGGATCGGCCACGCTATCAACCGGGATGACCTTGATCCCAGGCTTTGCCTGCCGCATGTCGCCGGTCACCTGCCGGACAAACTGCGGTATCTGATTGAGCACATGCGTTGGGCGGCCTTGACGCGCTTTCAGCGCCTGCGGGTCCCACTGGTCCTCAATCTCGCCGCGGCGGAATGCCAAGTCGGCATAAGCCATTTCGATGTTACGGCGATCATGCTCATAATCACGCGCATACTCCTCCATAGCCCGCGCGTGAACGTCATCCCAGTCAGATTTGGACACGGCTTTGCGTTCGCCGGAATCGCCGCCGACGTTGTCCAATGCTTCATCTGACATGAATTATGCGCTCATCCAGCCCGAGGATTGTCGACGACGCCTCACGGGTTCGTCGTTCGGCGGCTCATAAGCCACGCACATCAGTCCGAATCCATCGCTCGCGTGGCTCGACCAATCATGGTTTGGCCCGAGCCCGATGTTCCTATCATCTTCGGATTTCTTCTCGTGATACCAGCCAAGCGCGTCACGGCCGGCCGTTGTGCTTTCCTCATCAAACCAGATCGATGGGAACAGACGACGCGCCGATTCAATTCGCATCTTGGCGGCCCCCTTTCCCTGATTTGGAATGACAGTCACGTCGTAGCCGGCGTCGCGGAACGCGCTCTCGAACGAAACGTCAATCACGCGGTCGTTCGTCTCGCCGTCGTGCGGGAGAACGATGTCCGCCCGCTTGGGCGAATATCCTTTTGAGTGCAGCCATTCGATATGTGTTGCGAGCGGCTGGCCCTGCGCCTCGTAATAGTTGCGAGTCCTGATCTCACGGCCGACGAATTGCGCCGGCCACATCGTGAAAGCGTCAGCACGGGCGCCGGTGCCGCCGAGATCGCAAAATACCTTGACCCGCAACAGAGGATCAAACGCGACACGTCCAATCCGACCTTGCTCCTTTGCCTCGAGCAGGTACTTGGCGAAGTACGCGCCCTCAACAACCGTCACGAAGCCACCTTCCCAGATATGGTCAACCTGTTCCGGCCTGTCGCGAATGTCGCGCTGCCTGTCTCGCTCCAGCTTGGCGGGGAAGCGCGGATTGTCGCGCCAGTTCATCTCGACGACCTTGTATCGAGGGTCGCTGACCTCGCGAAACCTCTTGTGCGTCGCGCTCTTTCTGCTCTTTGGATTCCAAGTCACCCAAAGCTCGCTGTCTTCCTCTCGCAGCGTCGGAATCAGGGTGGTCCAGGCCGAGTCGGTCACCGGCTCCGCCTCATCGACCCAGCAGAGCAGGATCCGAGCCTTCGACTTGATGCTATCGATACTCAGATCAAGACCGGCGAACGCATATGAAATGCGGCCGCTCCTGGTCCTGATGTACTTTTCTCCGATCTCGAAGTGAGGCAGCAACCACGCTTCCGACCGGATCGCCGCCTTGATCTCCTCCAGCGACGAATCCGCCAGCGAGTTCATGTACTGACGGCCGCAAAGTATGACGCCCTCGCGCCCGGCCGCGTCCCACATAAACGCGCGCACCGCGGTCATCTTGGCGAAGCTTCTGGTCTTTGCCGATCCGCGTCCGCCATGTGCGCCACGAACGTCCGCCTCGCCATGGAATACAGGAATGAGCTTTGGCGGCAGTTCAATCCGTGTTTTCGTCATCACCGGAGGTCAATGGAACAAGCTCGATGTGCGTGACGTTGTGCTGGATCGGGCCACCGTCAGGACCGGAGAACTCCTGCGAGACCTTGTCACGCCAATCTTCCGGACCGGCGTTCTTCAACGCAAAAATGGTGGACGTAACCACCGGTCCTGTGTCGGCCGACAGCAACCTGCGCTCAAGAAATAGCTGCCGTTTGACCTGTGCCAGCTTTACAGTGTCCGCAAATTCAGGATGCCGCTCCATCCACTCATAGACGCGCTGCCTATGGATGCCGATCACAGCGGCCGATGCAGCGAGCGAAAGCCCTTCCGACATGAGGGACAGTATCTCATCGCCCATGGCGGGCTTGAAATCTGTCGGCCTTCCAACGGACATTAGAGCTTTCCCCAAAACAAAACCCGCCGCGATCAAACGACCGGGCGGGCTGGATATGAAAACGCCCGCTCTGTCATCCCGGCGGGCGCAATTCTGCATCTGCATTAAAAAACCGCCGACAGATAGCTCTGCGGCGGTTTGGGCAAATCACTTCCCATTAGCCGAAGACTGAATCATCAACGGCCCCCTGTCAAGTCCACGCTTTTGGGTCTCGATGATATCCCCAAATCGACCGACGCTGACTTCTGTCGCTGGACCAGTCCAGCCTTCCACCGACGAACGAATGTCATCATGAACTTCGATTAGCTCTCCGTTGCGGCGATACGTTTTCGGCTTGTTGGGAGCGATTGGCGCACTTTCAAGCTTCCAGAACCTGACGAGATCGTCAAGCGCTTCAATCATCCTGCCTGAGACATACCCCTCAGCCCTTCGACCAGAGAGAGAGCCTCCAGTCTGCGACCAATTGACCGCGACATCTTCGATCCTCTGCCCTTCTCCCACCAGAGCAATCATCATTTTCGAGCCAACCGGCCCGAGTTCGCTCATAACACGCGATAGCTCCTGTGAAGCGCGGATCAGATCGTCCGAAATAGGATCGCCAATCCCGCCGCCGTCTACAGGCTCCTTGCTGGTATCCATCGCTTTGTTTTGCCCAACTGCAGCCATCTCCCACAACTTGCGGAAACGATCGCCAGCCAACTTCTGCGATGCGTCAATTCGACCACGCGACGCCATATGATCGATAGACGATTCCCTGACATTCGCCGCAGCCTCGTATCTTCGGCCCGGCTCCATCGGATCATCGATAACTCGGTTTCCCAATTCGACGCGTCCATCAGACCCATGCGACAGGTAAGGTGTCCGCTTTTTTGATCCGCTCTTCATGATGCCACCCTAAGCGGATATGACTCCACTTCCTGATTGTGACCTTCATGGATTGAATAAAGCTCCAGCTTGCGAAGGTTATTCAAAATCAGATCAACCGCCTTTGCTGGGCTGAAATAATACCATTCTCCATGAGCATGACCGACTGTGTTCTTGCTTTCACGATGGATCGTTTGCTCCAAGAACTTCGCATCAGGACCGTGCATCCAGCGATACCAATACAACCGAACGATCTGCCCATTGGAGGTTTGCAGTCCCCGAATCCGTTTATGAGGATTTATCGAAATTCCAATTTTAACCAGCGGAGGCGCATCCATCACGTAAATTGCCGTTGGCTCGAACATGGCACCATCCAGCCTACGCATAGGCGGCTCTTCATCCGCTCGTGAGAACCTGCCGCTAGGTGCCCGGTATCCTTTTTTTCTCGGTCGCCCCACCATGATCTGAATCGTCCCTCGTTTGTGGCGGATAAACTCGCGTGACCACGTCAACCCGATCATTACGGCCCTCAAAGTGAAGCTTCCGAAACGGAAGCCTCATGTCCCGGCGGCCACTCCGAGTCGAAACTCCAGCCGAAATGCCTGTCCTGAGGCGGCTCGCGGCCAAGATGTTGCGCCCACGCCCGCCATTGCGGCGTATCGGCCTTGACGTGGACCTTGGTAGATAAACGCTCGGCAGCGGCGGATTGCTGCATCACCGCGACGGCAGCATGATCTGCCCAGCGCTGCTGGTTCAACCAGGTGATGGCCTGCGGGATGAACCTGGTGCCGATGTTGCCGCGCGTGCCCTCATCCACAGCAAGCTTTTTCACCGCCTCGACCAT